AAAATAAAAAAGCCACCGGGTTTAGCCGGTGGCTTGAAGGGCTGTTAAGCCTTGGGGACAACTGCCAGGGATCAGGACACGCTGAATTTCAGGGTCTTGTAAGCTTCACTATTGACGACACTTCCGCCAACGCGCTTGGTTGTGTAGAAGCCTATATAAGGCTTGTTACTAAAGGGGTCACGAATCACGCGGGTGCCGATGCGGTCAACAACCGTGTAAGCGCGCTTGATGTCGCCGAACAGAACCGAGTAGCTCGATGCAGCAATCACCGGCACATCTTCTGCCTCGATCACAGGATAGCCCAGCAGCGTGGCGGGCACGTTGGGAGCGGTGATCGGGTTGAAGATGTAGCGGCCCGTCGAATCCTTGAACGCAGCAATAGCGAACAACACCGACTTAGGCATCACGAAAGATGCGTTGTTGCGATAACGTGCCTTCACCTTGCTGACCAAAGTCAGAAGAATGTCAGCAGGGTTGGAAGCAGGCCAGCCAGCGGACACGCCTGTGGGTACGTATTCCACCGTACCGAAAGCGCGCGATGCGTCAGCAGTAGCAGCCATGGTCGGAGTCAGCAAGCCTTTGGGCTGGTTGGTGCCGGTGCCGGAGATGAACAGCGAACCTTCCTGGCGTCCGAATTCTTCTGCCAGCTCGTCAGCAAGCCATGCTTCTGCGTTGAAGAACACATCGTCCAGCATCTGTTGTGTAGCCTGTGGGTTGGCATACATGTCAAACGCGTTGATCACGATGTCAGCCAGGGTCGGCGTAGCGGTTGCAGTGCGGGCTGTAGTTTCTGCCACAGCAGCAGATCCGGCGCCCTTCAAGTTCACCAGCTTGTGGTAATCGTTGGTGGAAGTCTGCACCACATTCGCAAGTGCGCGGATGGGGGAGATGTTCACCACCAAGGCTTCCATCATGCTGTCGATGACCTTTGGCACGGCATAGCCGCCGTCAGTGCTGGAGCCGATGCTCATGGCCTTTTGTTCCAGAGCCAGCAAGCCAGCGTCATTACCCTTGGCCAGGTAACCGCGAAATGCCTTCTTGTGTTCGGCAGCAGTGGTTTCTTCGTCAGAAGCAGTGCCGCCATTGCCAGGGCGCTTGGCCTTGGCCTGGATGTCTTCCAGCGACTTCTTGATTTCTTCCTGAGACTTGCTCAGGTCGGCGAAGATCGCGGTAGTCTTGGCGACTTCATCGGAATAGGCTATGCCTTTTTCCAGTTTGACCAGCTTTTGGTCGTTGACAGTTTTGAAATCTTCAAACTGCTTGTTGGACGCTTCGATGGCGACCATGATTGCGGACATATCGGACATGATTTGCTTTCTGAAATAAAAAAATCCGCTCAAAAGCGGCCTGATGGGAGGTAGGAAAAGCGGTCTAAGCTGCCAGCAACTCTTTGCGCCGGGTCAACAGATCGGTGATTGCCTTTAGTTCTGCGGATTGGTCAATTACTGGGGCACCCTCACGGCGAGCCAGTGCATGGATTCGGGAAACAAGGGCTTTCGCCTGTGAGCGAGACACGCCACCTACCTCACGCAGGTATGACTCGGCGCCGCTCAGATCGCCGATTTCTTCAATGGTTTTGACTGCAGCCACGCGGCTGGCGTCATTCATGGGGAACGTGACCAGGCTGCATTCGTACAAGTCACCACGCTTGATTGTGCGAATGCCTAGCTTCTGGTCGTAGGAATCTTCTCGGGTCTGGAACCCAATGGACAGGCCGCTGATGGCGTCCATCTTCATGAGTTCGTAAGCCTCGGCGCCGAGTTGAGTTTTCATGGCCAGCTTGCCTTCGACCAGCAGGCCGGTACTGTCCTCTTTCATCGATGTGTACGCACCGATCGGCTGGCGACTGTTGTGCTGCCAGAGCATTGCAGGCATACGGCCCTTGGCTGCCCATTCCTTGAGGCTCTCGCCAAACGCACCGCTGGCCACAATGTCATCGCCCTGGTCAACCACGTCATAAACGTTGCCGTAGCCGACGAACGTGCCAGTGCTTGATACATCCTTGATCTCAAAGGTTCCGTCTTGGAATTTCATATTTACTTTCGACGTAAAAAAAGCACCAGAAGGTGCTTATAGATTCACACCCACCACCCCCACCACACAAGGGCGAGGATGTAGATTGCTAGGGCGGGTAGCATGGTTAGTCCATCAGGCTATTCATGATGTTGATAATCCCATTCGCTACCCGCAAGCAAAATACAGGGTAGTAGCGGAAGTTTGGATGAAGTTGATCAGAGGCATCACCTATAAGCCAATCACTGTTTCCGTGCGTGCTGTTCACCGTAGTGCCAACATGGCCGTTTCCATAAAGCCAACGGCCTGACGTGTCAGATATGGTCGGCAAGAATTTGACGTGTGGGTGGTTGTAGTTGGCAATTGCTGTAGCCATGTCCTGCTCAACTTGATAGGCCGAGGCAGCATCAGTTGTCAGGTTTGCTGCTCCAGTTGCATACCCGCCAGCACAAATAATAATCAAATCGGGCAGTGCGGCGAGCAAGGTATCAAAGTATTGCTTATAGACGGCTTGACGCGATGCGGATGTGTACAAGCCAGAATTGCCAACGTCGTTGTTAATCCAGTTGACGTACAAAATATCTGGGGCTGCCGCGATAACTTTAGGTATGCGACTGATTAGCGTCGATCCGCCGCCAAAGTTGATGAACCCAGTTCCGCCAACAGACGAATCCCAAACATCATTGCATCCAAGCATCTTGCTCAGGCGATGCGAGAACCCTGGCATTCCGTTGGAGGGGCTTGCACCCTGCGTAACGCTATCACCTTCAACATAGAGGCGATAGGAATTTGGGCTGATGTATGGGAAAACAGAGGCTTCTGGCGGCACCCAAATACCATTAAATTGGCTGGTCTTGATGGATACTATGCGTAGTTTTCGCTCTTTCGTACCGAAGTCCATTATGGAGAATGTGTTTAATACGCTACCAAAGTTGAAAGGATAGCCGTTGCCGCCTTTTGGCGACACATACGCCCCGTTCACCATCAGCCCGCTTGGCAGGCTAACTAGACTTGGGCCTTGATTATTTCCAGCATAAGCGATAACGGTTGCGTCAGTGACAAACTCGACTTTGAAGCTGTTTGGGTAGCCAACAGGAACAATACCGTTAAAGAAATTGTTTGAAGATTGGAACGTGGAGTAGTTAGAACCCGTTATTGTGTACCTTGCAATGTTTGCCGGGATAACAGTTGCGCCAGGACCCGTTGTTGCAGTTCTCAAGTCCTGAGTGCAAGAAGCTGGCAATAGGCCGATGTAAAAGTTCGGCGTATCAGATTGGTCTGGTGATGCTGCCTCAACCGGCCCGTTATACAGCCATTTGATGGTGTCGGCTGTAGCTATGGCACCCGCCCCCGTACCGGTTGGAGCGATTGTACTTACCAGACCACCACCTAGATCATTTACTGAAACAACCGAGTAGCTATTCCCACCATTCTGAACTGTGTAGCCTTGCTGAACCAGCGCGTTAGTAGTTAATGCTGCCGCAACTTGCGACTGAGTAGAGAACGTGATGATGGTGTAAGTACCCGCCGCACCCATAGTGCCAGCGGTCTGTGCCACCACATACGCAATGAAAGCGCCAAAGTTCTGCCCAACACTGACAAAATGGCCAATCTGAATTGTTCCAGTTTGAACTGTTGTAACCATTGTCTGCGTCGGTGCTGTTCCAGTGATAGTTGCGGTGAATGATGCGGATGACCATTGAGGAATCGCAGTCAGGAAATCACCTTTGCGTACCCGCTCACCAGCAGGCAAAGAAGCAAAGAATCTGTTACGCAGGTTGTGGATATTCGTCTTGCGACCACTCGGCCCCTGCAGCCCCGTTACGTTGCCGCTGGCGTCGAGGTTGAGGCTTGTTGATGCAGTGTCGCCAACAAACAACCCCGTCGCATACAACGCAGTAGCATTCGACTGCGCCACTTCCTGAGTTTCATTCGGCTTCCAACGGCGAGATGATCCTGTCACCGTAGTTTCGAAATACGGGTCTTGAGTGCCGATATATTTGAGTCTGATTGTCATCTTTTATCCTTCATGCTGCAAGTGGCAGCGTGCTTTACGGTTGAACTGGTGTTTTGGTTGGCTCTTCTGCGCCGCCGGGCTTTTCGCCCTCGGCCTCATCAGCTGCCTCGTCGGGATCGTCGGTGCCATCGGTCATGTTCAGCGGCATCAAAGGAACGTCTAGCCCTTCAAGCGGATTCAAGACAATGCCCAATGCGCTCTCAGCATCACGCGCCTCGTTGCGGGTCATCCAGCCATCCAAAATGCCGTTGTGGTACAGCGCAGACCTAGCCGACGCATCGCCGCGCAGCAGGGCCGACACATCAAACTTAGCAGTTAGCGTTTTGCGCTCAGTTGGCGTCATCAGGTCACGCTTGATGGCCTTTTCGATGCGCACCAGGTACGGCATCAGGCTGTAGTTGATGAACTCCAGCGACTGCTGCTCGATATTTGAGAATGTGGCCTTGTCCAGGTCGCCAATCATGTGCGGTGGCACGCGAAAAATCGCTGCAATCTCGCTTCTTTGGTATTTGCGGGTGTCCAAAAACTGGCTTTCATCAGCCGTCATGGAGACCTTGGAATACTTCATTCCCTCTTCCAGAAGGGCTGTTTTGTGTGCGTTTTCGCCTGAATGGGCCTCATCGAAGCTGCTTTTCAGGCGGGTATAGGCGTCCGCTGTCAGTTTGCCAGGGTGTTCAAGGATGCCGCCCATCTTTGCGCCGTTCCTGAACAACTGGCCGCCGAACTTTTCAGTGGCCAGAGCCAGGCCGATCGACTCTCTAGCATATGCAATGGGGCTTAGACCCATCCATCCATTGATCGTCATGCCGCGAATGTGGAATATCTCGCCAGGGCCGAACGTCTGAAACGTCGAATCCGGCATAGTGATCTGGTACTCAAGCGTCCAGTTAGTTCCCATGTTGACTCGCACCATGTCTGGGTGCAGCGGCAACAACTCCACCACCCGACCACCTGGCGCGCGAACGACATAAGCGTAAGCATTGCCGCGTAGCAGCAGGCTGACAATGACCATTTCCCAAAACTCCACGCTGGTCTGCCAGTCGTTGGGCGAATCGTGCAGGATGGCCTGCAGCGGGTGGTTAACCTGCAGCGTCCTGGTTGTTCCTTGCTTGGAATACAGGTTCAGCGGCAGCATGCCGACCGATTCAGATAGTACTTTGATGCACGAATAGACTGCAGCCGACTGCATGGCCGTCTGTGGGTTAACCACAATGCCGGATGCAGACGCGCCGCCGCCAAAGGCCCATGCCATATATCTTTCCAAAACCCCCCAGTCAGGCGTTGACTTGGACTCAAATAGCCCCCAAATTTTGTCAATGAGCTTCATGGCTTCCTTAGAGTGAGTAGACGCCACGCTGCTCGTAAATAGAGGCGCTGCTTTCTGGATTCAGTGCCATCAATGTGACGGCGTTAAAAGTTGCAAGCAGTGGATCTATCTTTGCTGATCCAGCAGCCTGCTTTGTGATGATGATGGCGTTGCCGCGCATCTCGACCTTTGCATTTCCCACGCACCAATTCATCATTGGTTGGCCGCCGTGAATCATCCCGCCCTCGGCCAATTTGCGCTCGGCAGTCTTGATGGCGCCGGTCATCTTCCAACCTTGCGAGATGCCCACGATCCTGTCTACAGGAATTCCGGCCCGATCCAATGCTTCTAATATTCCGCCAAGTCCTGCCGGGTCGCATCCGATCTTGTCCAGCAGGCCAGAGTCGAACACGCGCCGTGCAATGTCCGCGACTTCCCGCACATCGTCGCCAATGTGTTTGACCAGCGTCAGATTGCCATCTTTCTCGAAGTCTTTGAAGCGCGCCGCCTCTATTTTTCTGCGCTCCAGCACACTCGGGTGTGCCCATGCATGCGTCCACAGAAGCCACTCTCTGGTGATCCTGTCGCGCCCCACAGCCGCCAAGCCTAACAAGTCATCCAGGCCACCACCATCGATGCCGATGTCCACAACTTCGCAGCGCTCGATTAACTTGTCCAGCGTGAGACCTGGCGCCTTTGCTTGCGCCTGCCAGAATTCAGCGCCCGCCCATCGGTCAGACCTGAGATTCAGTCCAATCTCTACGTTTCCATGTTTGGCCATGAAACCTCGGAAGGAATCGCCACCGGCCAGCTCGGCCTTCATAAACTCGCGCTCTAGAAATGCTTGATCCACTGAATACCCAATATTGGGATTAACCATGGCCATGTTTTCCAGTTTTAGGCAGTCGCCTGACAGAACCATCTCGGGTGGATGCTCAAAAATGATCGGCACAAAACCCGGGTCAATGATCTTTCCATCGCGCACATCGCGCGCGTAATCCAATTTCTGCTTAAAAACACCGGCTGGCGGTTCGTCCGACTGCGTTGTCAGGTAGATCACAAACCCCTCGGGCCTTGATGCCAAGCCGCCTAATGCCTCTCTGAGCATGTTTTCAGCGCTGGAAACCTTGCCAAACAGGTGCAATTCATCCACCAAAGTGCCGATAGATTTCTTCCCGCCGACCGTATTGCTGTCTGCAGCTACCACTTTTAACGTGGCGTTGCTCTCCCGGTGCGTGATTGTCTTGACGTGGGTTTGTACGTGCATCAGCGCGTCCAGTTCCTCGTCTTTGTTGACCATATCCCGAGCTGGGGAGAATGCGTTTCCCGCCACTTCAACTGTCGGCGCCAGCACTGTGTATTCGCCCGACTGTCTCCAGTTCAGAATGAGCGCCGTCATCATGATCCCGGCTGCAATCGTGCTTTTGCTGTTCTTCTTTGGAATAAGCACAAACCATTCCGTTATCAATCTTCTGCCACTCTCCGCGTCATACGCGCCAAAGATGCTGCGAACGATGTCAAACACCCACTCAGCGCAACTTTCACCGAAGGTTGGGCTGCCAGGTGCGTCAACTATCTTTAACGCCTTGAAGACGCTCAGGGCATGCTCTGCCTGACTGGGGAAGATGGGAGGAGGAACTATCGAAGCTCCTTTTCTCAACCGATCCGCCCAGTCAATGCACGATGTGTTGTGTGTCACCTGTTGTTAGAGACAAGGTGAGGCGGGACGATGGCACCAAACTTGCCGGTGCCAGCCTTCTTTGCCGCCTCTTGCTTCAAATCTTTTTTGCCACCTTCGCCAAGTTTTTGGTGCATGAACGGCAGGAGCGCCTTGGCAGCATCTGCGCGAACCTTTACATCGGCCTCAATGTCATTCATCAAGGCCATCAGGAATGTTTGTGGGTCTTTGTGCGCGAGAGACTCAACAGTGAAAGGCGCAGGCCCAGCAATCACAACCTTTGGAGCAGGCTTGCGCCCGGCACCTGGTCTCTTGCCGCCGCTCTTGCCTTTTACGCCTGACATTTGATTC